GAAATCTCGGCCGAGAATCCTCAAATGGGTCTCGCTTTCGGTCGGTCGGCCGTCGATTGCAAGAGCAGGCCGAAGCCTGCCGGGAATGGTCCCCAAATCCAGCCCCACACAATCGCGTGGTAGTGCTGCCCGATTCCGCCTTTACCAGCGGCTGGATAGGGTCGGTGGCAACCTCTTAGTCTCGCAAGTACCGCAGTTGCAATGCGGCCGGCCTCCCCGCCACCACAGCGGGGCATAGGTAGGGCTAGGCGTAGCCATACGCGCCATCACGGCCATTCCATTCTCAGTGACCCGATAGCGTCGGGCACGCATACGAACGCCTAGAGGCGTCTAAAGATACCTAGAACTACTCGGGACCGTCCGGCATCACGGCCAGCGCCTCGATCAACGCGCGCACCTCGTCGGCCGTGAGCACGTACACCTTGCTGTGGAAGTCGCGACGCCGCGCGTGCGGCGTGATGCACAGCATCAGGCAACCATTGGCCGTCACCGCGCTCTTGAACACATATCCCAGTTCACCGTTCGGCATCATTCCTCCTTCAGCAAATCGCCAAGATTCACGGCCGCGAGACACACTCCGAAGCCAACCAACAGCAACGGCGACGCCGCGACCAGCACCAACGCCTGGCAGCACTTCCTAAACACCCTCACGATCGCCTCGATTCAGACGGGTGGACACGCGCTCCGGCACATCCGCCAGCACCATGCCTGCGCACAGGCACGTCACACCCAGCAGTGCCCAGAAACCCACCACCGCGAACATCAAACCCACGAACACCGCGCAGAACACGAGAAAACGTTTATACAACCCGTGCATGCTTCGCCTCCCTGATAACCCTGGCGAACTCGCGGTTGATATGCACCATGTCACCCATCGACAGGCCATCAACCGCGAAATAATCACCATCCACACTGAAACGGATACCGAACTCATACGGGCTTCCGCCATCACCGGTCAGCCTGAACTCCGCACTGAAACGGTTCCCGCTGCACTCAGGATCAAACACCGACATCAGCGCACCTCCGCCATGCTTGGTGGAATCTTCGGCCCCTCGAGCGCGAAAACGCAATCCGGGCACACCTTCGAGTGCGGCCTCATACGCCACCCACGAGCCGACATGGCCATATCCGGGTCCTGATTCAACGGCACGAACGCCTCGGCCGCGCACACGTCACAACGAACCACATACGCAATCATCTGTCGAACGGTTGGAAAAAGGTTCCTTCCCCCGGATGCGTAAGCTGGGAATCGCACAAAAACCAACCGTCGCAGATGACGGAGGAAGGAAGAATCAATGGGCGTAGACCTCGCGCAAATAACGTTTCTCGGCCTCACCGTGCAAACTTGGATAACCGTTGTCATAGCCGCCTTCGGGCTCATGGTGTCGCTGTTGACATTCGCGCGCGGCTGGAGATGGAGGGCCGAAGCCGCGCCGCTCTTCGCCATGCTCGAAGGCGACAAACTCCTGCGCCCGGACTTCAGCAAGGCCGGCATCGACCCTCCGATCGTCGGATACCTCGTGAACTGCGGAGACGGCAGAGCTTTCAACGTCAAAGCGATAGGCGTGAACTGCGATGCCGGACTATGGGACTGCCGGCAAATCGGCGAAACGGTTCTGGGCAAGCAAAGCGAGTGGGTCATGAACGACTGCGGAAGACTGCCGGAGCTGACAGGCGAGACCATGCGATTCTTCATCACGATCGCGCCACCGCAGAATCCTCGCCCGGACCAGTCGAGCGATCTGACGAAGCTAGAGCTTGGAGTGCATTGGGTATCATCTCCAACCCGTCTCCACCGGTGTCGATATACGCAATTCCCGATCTGGGGCATAGAACCAATGAAGTGCGGACCCTTTGAACGCCTGCGCAGATGGCATAGGGACAGGCTGGGTCATCGCAGGTTCCATGCTCTCGACAGAAAACGGGCTTCAGAACAGAGAAGACTCCTGAGTTAGGAACAATCCGATACGTCCCGTCCGAAAAAACCTCAAAAGCGTCGTCGGAATCAGCCACGCCGTCGGAATCCTTACGACGAGTCCAATCATCCTTGATTTGCGGAGCAAAGCCGAACTGTGTTCTTAACTCCCAATCGTGAACGATCTTGTGGTCGTAGGGAAGCCCCACATGCTTGCGCGAGGACTCCAAAGCGTAACGACTACGCTCCACGGCCCCAGCGGCCTCGATTCGTGCCATGCGGGACCAGTAAAGCGCGGCGCAGGAAATAACCAAGGACGCAAAAGAAACACCCAACGAAACGAAGCCAAACATCACGCCACCTCCAACGGTTTCGCATAATCAGAACGACCAAGAAGGAAATCGACGCTCACATCGAAGAAATCAGCAATGCGGGTCAAGTCGCGCAAGGTGAACGGTCGCGTGCCGCACATTTTGTTGGAAAAGGTCTGCTCATGCATACCGAGAGCGGCAGCAAGGTCGCGCTGCGTAACTCGGTTTTGCCGGAGTAAGTATCGCACATTTGCTGTAACTCTGACGTTCTTAGCTAAACTCACATGTTAAGTATTACAGCCCAATGTGCATGTTTGGCAATTCTCGGCGTGTTGCAAAGTTAAACAACTGTGTTTAATATGGAACCTATGACAGCAACAATAACAATGCCCAGCACCGCCAGCATGGCGGCCGGCGATGTGGCTATAACGAACATCAACATGATTATTTCTGTCCGTCATATCCCCAAGAAGGATGTGGCGGCGATTCTTGGCAAGTTTCCGCAGTCGTTCTCGCGCATGCTCAAGATTGGCTATCCGTGGACCTTTGACGACATGGTGAAAGTTGCGAATTATCTTGGCGTAACGCTTAACGATCTTACTGACGTTAATTTGACGGCGGCAAAAGTCCTGCAAATGCAAAAAACCGCCGTCCCGGATGATTCCGGGAACGGCGGTCAATTGGTAGCGGGGCATGGATTTGAACCATGGACCTCTGGTAACGTTGTTGCCCAGAGGTCCACGGTTCAAATCCATGAAGCCCGATTATTTGATTTTATCCTAGCGGCGTAATGCCGCCGGCCGCCAAGGATGCCGGCCGTGAGTATGCACAAAAAGCTGCCCCCTGCTCAGTGGCGGG